TAGCAATGTTGAAATTTTCACTTGAATTCCAAGCAGAGTTTGCTGTTAACCATTCTAAGGTTTTAGTGGTTGTTCCATTTACCTGTATGCCTGAAGCATTAGCCTGTGCGTCTGTTGTTGCACCGCTTGATATTACAAGAACTTTTTCTGCTGTGTTAACTGTGGTGCTGTTAACTGTGGTCACTGTACCGTTTACAGTTAAGTTGCCGCTAACAATTAAATTGCCATTGGCAGTTGTAGTTACATTACTAGCGCCAAAACTTGTTAAAGATGCGGCTGTAGTTAATGCGGCGCCACTAGTGACTATACCCTGACTGTTTACAGTAACTAAACTATATGTTCCTGCTGTAACACCACTGGTTGGAAAAGGCGCATAGGTTAATTCGTTACTAGTAGTATTATAGTATAAAATATTAGTAACATTAGTGGCATCATTACGAATAGGTGCTATGTAACAACTATTAGCTTGATTATATCCAATTGCGTTTCCAGTAGCACTTATTATGATACTATTTGCACCTTGACTAGTTGAACCGGCATTAGCACCGATAGCAATACTGTTAGCACCTTGACTGGTACCGCCGGCTGCATATCCTATTGAAATAGCATGTTGTCCTTGATATTGAGATCCGGCACCGTTACCAATTGCTATTGCTCCTTCACTTTGATACCCGGTACCTGCATGAAATCCAAGCGATACTGCACCAGTACCTTGATTTATTTGTCCTGCTGAATTCCCTACAGCAACAGCAAACACACTTTGATTAGTGCCTCCAGCGTATGCACCTACAGCAACAGCATCATAACCTTGATTAGTTTGCCCAGCTGACCAACCAACACCAACTGAAAAAATTCCTTGATTACTATGTCCGGCTTCGAAACCAATTCCAATAGCTCCTTCGCCTTGGCTAGTATTACCAGCTTGACTTCCGATAGCAATTCCATAAACACTTTGACTATTTGCGCCTGCTGTGTTGCCAATCGCTATAGTAAATTGGCCTTGATCATCCGAACCTGCTAGGTTGCCAATTGCTATTTGAGCTGGCCCATTTGCTCCCGCTGTATTTTGTACAGGCCACTGTACAGTATCGACTGCTTGTGTAATAGCGTTAGTTGCCCATGCTTGAGTGGCAAATGGAATCCCGCCCTTAGTTTGTCCGTCTAATAATCTTATAGTGCCATTAGTGTCATCATAGACAATCTCGCCTTGATTGTAGGTTAAATTACTTAGGGCACTAAATGGGTAATTTGCTAGTCTAATTCTGTTCTGTGGTAGCATGTTCATTCCTCGATAGTATATTTACCTTAAGGCCCAAGGGCTATTGCCAGGAAGATGTTACGCTGAGTTTGATTCAGTGTTGCCGCGGCTGTTAAATCAGGCAACAATTGAATCCCTGTTGTAGGTATATATGGCGGATTAATCGTAATGGTAATCGGCTGACTAAATGTATTTCCGTAGTGATCTGTTACGGTTACTGTGTTAGCATTGTATTCGTTAATCGTAGTAGTTGGGGTTCCTGCTAGCACGCCTGTACTAGTATTAAAGGTTACTCCGGCGGGCAAACTACCAGTCAATGCCCAAGTATATGGACTAGTTCCGCCTGTTGCTAAAAACTTTACGTTGATGGAATTGTTTATGATTCCTGTGATAGTTGTAGGTGCTAGCGCAGTTATACTAGGATAAACAACTGTTGCAGACCACCCAATAGTTGTAGGGTTCTGTATAATAGTATCTGTACTAGGAATTATACAATTAAATGATATATTTGAAGAAGTTATCGTCTGCGCTGGATATGTTACAGTAATTGTTGTATTACTAAGAGCAGTCCAGTTACTACTTGGCGGCGGAGAATTTGTATTATTAGATGTTGCAAGATAGCTAATATTATTTAATTGTACTATAGTTCCAGCTGTGTATGTTGCCGTGTTAACCCATGGAGCTGGTACGCTACTAACTACTACTGTTCCGACTATAGGAGTGCCCGTTAACTGATAACCTATTGGAATATTTCCGATTGAATTTCCTGTTGGAATTGTAATAGTAGTAGTGGTTCCTGTACCACCTGCTATTGTTGCATTTGTAATAGATGCGACAACATTAGTCGGAAGACTACTAACTACGTAACCGTTGCTGGTTAACAGACTAATGACATTGTTATAATCAAACCTGTTGAAATTTATAGTAAGGCTAGTATTACCTGCGTTACTGGCGTCTTGTATTTCGTCGAAAACGTACTGATACTGGGCAATGAGCGCGGTCAGTGCCAGTTGTGCTTGATTTGCAGTATAAGTAGCGTTGGCTTGAACAGCCTGTGAAGCAGTAAATATCGTCATAACAGTATTTACCGCTAATTTGACTATTCTTTGAAGTAGTATTCGTAGTTAGTTGTTGTGGCGTTTTCTTTGCGGATTTTAGCGCCATTTTTCAAGTGAAAACGTCTAGCCATAGGAGTTTGCGGGCTCAAAGTTACAATTCCTTTTAAGTTTGCATGATCCGCTTTTAACCATTCAGCCGCACGTTGTAACAAGGTTGCGCCTGCTCCAGGAGCATAACTCCATATTGTATAGAACACGGCAACTTCTTTATCCTTGTCCATACTAATTAAATCTTCTTCACTTTCCGGAACACCTTTAAGCCATTGCATACATGTCGCCGCTAGAATTTCATCTCCTGCTTTGAGGATTAAAATTTCTGCGGCTTCGTTAATACGTTGCTCAAGTGGTATATGAGGACGGACGGGGTCGTCCTTGATTAATCTGACTAAGGGATCAGTGATATCTCTGATGTGATGAAGTTCCATGGCGTTCGCTACCTTATTATATGCGTATTTATTCGTTTGCCTTAAATATCGTCACTTGGGAGGTTATTTAACAACTCTCTAAGTTTACTACTTTCAACTTGTGCTTTAACTTTTGGAATTGCAAGTCCTTGGTCAGGTGCTTCAGGTGCAATAGTCTGACGTTGCTTGATACTATTCAATAATGTACTACCTGCACTTTGCGTTGTACCATTACCGTAACCGTCTTGCTCATCTAAGTCGCTGATACGTAGTGTATCAATGTTAAATTCTAAATCAATCTTCATACCAACACCGCTTGAGCTACGTGTCTTCATTAATTGAATTTGATAGCGACCACGTTCACGCATGGCACGACTTGTAAAGATACCAAACACGTTATCTGCTGTTTGAATCTTGGATAGTCCGCCTGAAATATGACTGTGATCAAACTCAACTTCTTCAACTGCTCCACGATTTAACTGTGCCGCAGTTACAAACACACAGTTCTTTTCTACCGCCAAATTACGCAATTCTTCACTCACATATTTGTCTTTAACAAATAAGTTTTCAGCACTAATACGTTTGCTCAAAGGCATAATCAAGTCCATGTAGTCGACTAGTAACACGTCGATTCTGTGTCCCATTTTAACTTCATACTCTTTCATGTATGCACGAATGTCGTTTGCAGTCTTACCACTGGGCATATATTTGACCTGTAGGTTTCCTGATTTCTTACCAATCATTTTAACTTTCATTTCAACGTCATCGATGTTCTTAAAAATCTCTCTAGTTGGGATTCCTGTAGTCATTGCATCGATACGCATACAGACCAAATCTTCACTAAGTTCAAGTGTAAGATATAATACATTTAAACCTGCTAGTGCGTAGTTAACGCCTAGGTTAGCCAAGAACAAACTTTTGCCAGCACCACTACCACCAGCCCAGATATTAAGTTCCCCGCGATTAAAACCGCCATAAAGTTTATCGTCGATAGATTTCCATCCTGTGCTGATTTGTCCATTTTTATCTTTAATCCTTGCTAAACGTGCTCTTGGGTCTTCGAAATAATCAGTACCCATATCTCTTTGCAATCCAATCTGAACTGCTTTTTTAATCTTTTCTTCTACAGGACCATACTCGCCTTTTTCCAGCAAGTCAGCACTTTCTAGGATAGCTCTTTCGAGTCCTTTGTGTCTAATAAATGTTTCAAAGTCATTTAAAACCCAATCATAGTTTGCTTCTTTGACACCTTCGGGAACTTTTAAGTTAACTCCTGTACTTGCATTAACGATATCAAAAGTAGGCAGTACGCTATACTCTTCTACGTATTTGTTAATGAATTCCGCCGAATCTTGTAGTTTTCGATCAAACAATGTATGGTCGAAAATGCTTTGGCAACGCACGAATGTTTCTGCGTCACTTAACATCATTTCTAAGTACAATTTCTGTACATCATATCCGTAATTTATATTTTGAGCCATATCTTATTATACACTTTAATTAAACACTTTAACACCGTATTGGCGTTCAAAACTTTTTGCATCCTTATGATCATTAACCATAGGTTTGCCTTTTATATTCAAACTTGTATTGAGTAGCATAGGACATCCTGTCTTTGCATACCATAATTCTAAGAGTTGTCTAAATGGTGATCCGTTGTCCGGCACAGTTTGTACACGTGAACTTCCGTCACGATGCACGATAGCAGGATAAAGATCAGGCATCCTACACCTAGCGACGACTTGCATATACCTACTATTACTCCAACCAGTAGGCATATTGAAATACTGATCCACAAGCTCTTCGAGTATTGCTGGAGCAAATGGTCTAAATTCTTGTCGTTGTTTGATTGCATTTACTTTATCCTTTATGTCTGCACCGCGGGGATCCGCTAATAAACTTCTATTACCTAATGCACGTGGTCCGAACTCTGCAGGACCTCTTGCAACTCCACAAATTTTATTAGTTTCTAAATATGATACAATATCGTTGTTTGACGATTGATATCCCATATTATGCCCTAAAAACGGCGTAAAATTACTAGGATCAATACGCCATTCGGGATGTTTTGCTAATACTGCACCAACAGCCGATCCTGCATCACCTGGGTTAGGCATGATCCACGTATTATCAAAATATCTGCCTGTTAATCTATTAGCACTACAGTTTAATGCACAACCTCCCATTAGAACTAGATTGTTGCTATTGGTTAATTTACGTGCTTTGATTAACAGGTGTTCGAGATAAGTTTCATAAATGTCTTGCGCGGTTGCCGCAATTTCAAAACTATCTTTAACTGTTAAATCTGGTCTCCAATCTTGTACTCCTCTATGGCAATTACGAATAAATTTCAAATTTTCATAATTGTCAATAAAATCGTGACTCATATCAAAACTTAACTTTGCAGGATCACCGTATGCGGCCATACCCATTAAGATATATTCATCTTCATTAGGTTTTAATCCTACACGTTGAGTCATTGCACTATAAAATAATCCAATACTATGCGGATAACGAAGGCTCCATTTCTTTTTAAGTTTGTTACCTTTTGCTTCCCATATAGTAGCAGTATCCCATTCGCCAATGGCATCTACTACTACCACACATGCATCATTAAAACCGCTTGTAAAATATCCGCCGGCAGCATGACTAAGATGGTGATCCACATACACAATAGGAGCATTTATTTCATATCGTGCCATGTAAATTTCGATATTATTATCGCGACCCTTCCACCCTTGTCCTGCATAAAACTGTCTTAGAGTTTTAAGAAAAGGTCGTTCATACCAATAAACTTGGTCAGGATCTCCATGGCGTTTTGCCGCCATGACTAAGTCGCGGCATAAGTCTCTATCATTCTTAATACCGCTGTAACGTTCGCTATGACTTGCGAATACTAATTTCTCATCACAAAATACAGCTATTGCCGCATCGTGACTATTACCAGATATACCCCAGCTAATCATTTGTATATAAAAGGATCACGTTTCCGTAATTCTTCCAACCGTCGTTTAAATGCTTGTCGTTCCTTGTACCAATGAAAAGGATACAAAATAAAATTAATTATTCTTTGAACCATTTTTTTGCTCTCAATTGTATTTTAAGACTGTTAGATTCTTTAGCTGATACTATTAGCCATAGTGTTGCTAGTTTACCAAGTTTGCCTATAGCATCGTTAATATCTTTAACACCATCGGGCCAGTCGGGCATACTAACACTCCATCCTAACTCTATCGCCTGGTTTACAGTCTTTGGACCTTCGTGATCCTTATCTGGAACTAGAACAAGCTCCTTGCCTAATTGTCTTAGCAACCAATTTTGACTGTCTTTAATCTCTGCACCCATGACCGCACAACCGTTAATACTTATTGCATCAATCGGCCCTTCGCAGACAATCACGAATTCTCTGTCATCTAACTGATTATCTAAATTAAACACATAACCCGGTTGTTGTTCGCTTAGATACCGAGGATTAGCTTCACTGTTAATTGCACGGGCAGTATAGCCTACTATAACTCCATCTTTGTAAAAAGGTATAATGAGTCTATTACTAAAACCAATTTTAGGAGTCCAATAGAATGGATAGTCTTCTGGAAAAAGTTTTCTATTCACCATGTATTCTAACACAGGAATTAACTTTTCAGGCGGATTATCTAATAAATCTGTAATAGGAACACTATCCATTGGTAATGCACGAGCATCAAACTTTGGAATTATATTTTTAATTTCCGAAGTACTATTACTGTCTAATCGAAGTGCTTCTAACTTGAGTTGGTTAATAATGTCATCAGGAATATTTAAATTCCTCATGAATTTATTCATATTTTTACTAATATGCCTGCCTGGTTGCCAACTACATTTGAATCCGCAATTAAAACAATGATAACTTACAGCATCACCTGCATTAACGATAAATCCGCCACGGCCGCGAGTGTCATCACAGCAGACCGCGTTGAAACCAATCCAACCACTTGGAGTATGTTTACGTTTCGAAGGTAGGTAGGTAAGTAAGGTATCTGCTATAAGACTCATAATACATTATAGCAGATTAATTGATTAATATCAAGAAATAACGGTGACTGAATTTACCGAACCAAAATATAATGATGGGTTTTGTACACTGCCAAACTGCCATACATCTGGGTATAACCAACTTATTCTCATATAGTTATAATTTTTACCAGTAGTTGGATTTGTTACTGGGACATTGTTGAATGTTATAGTAGTGGTAGTAGGAGTAGCGCAAGTAAAGCTCTGTAATTGCGGAGAATTAGTAAATGAGCTAACTGCAATAGTCATATCTTCAGTTGCTTCAACATACATAGTACCAATAAAATTAGTTACACTGATACTAAAATTCATGTACTGTGTAGTTTCAGCTTCGTAAAATTTACAAGGGATTGCAGAGGTATGATTAATAACATTGCCCATGTAATTAATTTCGCCAACAAATTCATCATAGATAACTTCGTCTCGAAATTTAGGCATAGCATTGCCTATAACTTGTATGGATCCGGCGGCATTAAACAAAGAATCAGTGTATAAAACAATGTTGTTGCCAAGTTGATCCAAAGCAGTGACGCTATATGTCAAATATTGTTCATCTAACTCGCTAATATCTTCTTGCGGAATAGTAATGCTTGCTAGCCCTTTAACTATACAATTAACTGATAATCCTGTTGCCGCTGACACAGTTTGATTTTGATAGGTAACGGTTAGTGTAGTAGTTGCGCTGTCAATATCAGATGTAACTCCGCTTATAGTAACTGGGCCAACAATATTTGTTCCCGTAAGCTGATATGTTGGTAAAAATGTCCCTACAATATTTGCTGTAGGGATTGTAATGGTAGTAGTAGTTGCTGGACCCACTGGATAAGGAGCAACTACGGTGGCATTAGTAGCAGTTGCATTACTGAACAACGATACAGAATAAGGACTATTAGCTAGTGCATTTCCTTGGGAATCCATTACGTTTACTTCAATGTCCGATAGAGTAGTTAAGTCTATACGTTTTTGGTCGGCGTTTTGTATATCGAATTCGATAACGTTATCAACACCTTGATAAATTTTAACTGTTCTTGCGTACACGACTTTGTTCTCCACAGTGAATCCTGCCAAATCGGCTAATAGAATGATTCTATTAGGATATAAATAACTTTGAACTTTTTGCATTGGCGAGGACCTTTAATAGTATTTATGGCAAAATTACGAGACGATATAGAACAAAATTTACCCTTTATTAGCGTATTAAACTACGGTGATAACGAGTACGTGGGCATTATAATAAACCAGGACCAATTCGTCACTAGTTTTTATGATCTCAACGCAATCAAAACCCCTGAAGAAAAAACTAGTTTACTAGAAATAGGTGAAACATGGTGGTGGGAAAGTAACCGCCAATTCCCTATTAATATTTTCTGTAGGGAACAAATCCAGCCCTTTCACTACGCTATCAAAACTTTTAACAGTAAAGATACCCGTGTTATTTTAGGTCCTGTAGTTAATTTAATGAATCTTACACTTAAACGTGTTAAGCGTAAAAGTGTACAGTTAGTCCGTAAAGTTCGATAATTGTTCGCATATTAAGTTCATCTGAACTACTATCACATGTGCGTAGGCAATCGCATGTGCTTTCTTAAAATAGTAGTCGTCATTCTCTGGCTTTGTCCAAACCTCCATCATTACCGTAGTCCAATCTTTTCCAATTAGATAACGTTTTGCTGGTCGAATCATGGCTAAAACTGCCGCCAGTTGTTCTATGCTCGTAGGTTTTATTTGTCTTAAAATAGAACCATGTCCGTTGACGTGAAATAGTTTGTTGACAAAATCGTCTTCTAATAACAGATCCCACAACGGTTCTGTTTCTAATAATTTTGTCAAATGCTCTTTATTTTTAACGCCTTCATAGACACTTACATTCAAAAAGTCTATTTTAAAATATCCTCTGTCTTCTGCCGTTTTATAATCTAACGTACTAATATTGGTCATAGGATTATACGGAATACTAGTACAATATACACCAGTATTGTGCTTTTTGGCAGTGTCAAGTCGTGCATCAATATGCTTTAATACGTCTAAAGCCTTTGTTCTATCTGCAAAATCTATATCAATATCTGGCATTTAATAATCCGTATGTACCCATTCTTTTGGTTCGTCTTTATTGGGATCGTAAGGTTGTTTAGTTGCGGGATTAACTAATCTCCATATATCGGCGCAACGATTTTGTTCTGGTATTTCTTCTACAACTGTTCCGTCTGGTAGTAGCCAAGTTACAGGCGAGTTCATATATTTGACTCCTTGACAACTTCTTTAACTAACATTACATCGCTAGGCATTTTCTTAAATTTACTAACCCAAAACGGCGGATCTATAATGCCTTGTATATGTTCTAATTGTTCGTCGCTAAATTTGTTTAACATTGTTTTTCCGCTACTACTATTTAAGATTAACCACGGACTTATTTTACCATCCTTAATGTCATAACATGCACGACTTAAACTAACATATAAGAAATAATGATTCCACACTGAGTTGTGTGTATCTGCCCAATCCATCATCGTTTGGATCGATCTTTGGAGGGCGGTTTCGACGGACTCTTTTCTGATGAGGTCCCGGACGTATTGTTCGTAGAGTTCGTCCCTGCACCAGTGGTCGAGTTTAACACCTGAGGTGACGATATAGTTGATAAATCTTTCCGGATATAAAGGATTGACATTACTAACAAAACTGCCAAACTTAATAAAGGAATTATAATAAGGGCTTTTACAAAAATCTTCATATGTTTTTTCGTGCTTAGAATTAGGTTGGGCTTGTTTATAAAACTTTTGAAAAGTTTCAAATGCCAATAACACATGCTTTTCTGAACGGGCAAGCGCTCGACGTTTTTGCTCGCACACATGCACAAACAAAGTCTTCTCTTGCATGAAGCCTTTATTACAATAATCACACGTGAAAGGTTGTTTAGCCAGTGCCATCATTTTAATTTCTTAGCAATAGTTGCCTCATCCATGCCGTATTTTCTAGCAAGGTCTTTTATTTCTTTATCGGTAGACATTTCTGCCAACAACTCTAATTCATCTTGTTTTCTATTAGGATAAATTTCCTCAAGAAACTTTAATTTTTTAGAATTGTTACCGGTTTTCTTTTTATTGCCTATCCAGTTATGATAGAACGTTTTCTCGCCATTCCAACTGCACATGCACAGTAACAGCCACAATAATTTAGGATGCTTTTGTAAATCGTTCCAGTTTTTGTTAAAATATTCGTTAACAGTTAATACAAAATGTTCCTGTATATCTCTAGATTGATCCTGGGCACTACTAAGATATCGATTTAAAATAAAGAATTCGCTCTTAAGACTTTTCTGTTGTTCAGGAGTCATCTCGTCCCAAGCCGCACGAACATTTAAATCTACAAACGCTATCTTTTCTTTTAATTCAATTTTATCACTCATATTTGTCCATGCTTAGTTTATATAACATTTTAACACGATCAATAGCTTGTTGTAAAGTGGGATTGGTTTTTCCTGCTAGTCGAATTCGAATCCATTCGTTATGGTCATCTAATTCTTTTTGCCCGACAGTTCGTGCATCAAATCGCTTTGATTCTTCTGGATCGTTAGGTTTATAATCCCAACCCATTACTTGTCGTGTGGAAGGATCTGCACCAAATTCTCGTGCATATACAACACCGTTACTTCTTTCATATATGTAATTTGCGCCAGGTTTAAGTTTGCCCATTACTCACTCCGGGGTTTCAATATTGCATCAAATGCTAATACGATTCTGCTTCCTGTGCCTTTCCAAGGATAAACTGTATGTGGAACATAGCTTGGAAATAACACCATAGTTCCAGGCTCAGGATCATATTTCCATGTATCCGCCATGATAAATTTGCTGACATCTCTAGTTTGTGGCAAACGGAATAATAGTTGTCCATCTGTTGGAAGTTTGTCATCGGAGTATGTAGGTGCATCTATATAGATGTTTCCACTTATATTTCCGCCAGGATGACTATGCATTTCTTGATAGTCGTCAGATTGCTGTTTTATAGTTCTAATGGACGTAATCCATGGAATACAATACTTCAAATCTTCTGCGCCAGATTGTTGTGTAACCATTTCCATGTATGCACTACATACTTCCTCTAACCATTGCACAAGCCAACTAACATCATGCGGATGCTGTTGTTCTGGATAGATGTTAACCGTTTGACCGCCGCAAAGATAGCCGTTAGATTCAATAGAAGACGCCCATTCTGGGTTGTTATGTAAATCCTGTGCTAGGTTAAACATTTTACTAAACTGTACTGGAGGTACGCTATCAGTAAACATAACCACAGGTTGAAAGTATCCTATCTTTAATTTCATAGTAGTTTATCCAATTGAATAATCTCGCTTTGACGTGATATTTCTTTAACAAAATACACACAATCTGGCTTAGATCCGCCACGTGTAGGCGTTGCTAATAGTTGACCGTTTTTCATTTTAGGAAAATACCATTTAACATCATTATAGAAATTAATAATTTTAATTGGTTTAAATTCGACTCTAAAACTACTGAGCGGATTAAAACATAGAGCTTCAAAACCTCTATCATTTAAACTGGTCAACGGTAAAATTTCAATGTCTGAACTGCTTGTGCTATCACCAACTGCAATACTCCAATCAATAGGCATTGTTACTTCGTCTTCACCGATTTGTAAAACAATCGCTGGTGCATTAAAACTTTCTAAAAAGATTAATGGCATGAAAAAGAAATCAGGCTCGTTTGGTGTACTGTTGTCTAATACCGCAAATCTTGTGTTTTCGTCAACTTCTTCGGGTAAATTGTTTAATGAAAATGTCTTGTTGTCTAATGTTAATATCTGCATAATTCCTTATTTTTGCCAATCCACTTTCTGTATTGTAAATGGATATTTGGCATCCTTGTAAAATTTCTTCCTCGTAGTGAGGTGGCGCTTGGCGAATTTACAAGTTGAAGTTACGTCCCAGATTTGTACAAAGTCTTTATCTTCCGCTTTTCTAATACCGCGTCCAATCGATTGTATAACCCTAACAAAGCTCTTTCCGGGCTCAAGAAGAACCAGATTAAAAATCCTAGGAATATTAATACCCACAGCGGCCACACCAAAAGTCGCCACAGTAACCTTGTTATCATTCGTCGCATGTTCTTTGTACTCCTCAGCACGTTTAGTGCCCTTAACTTCACCTGAAATAAAAACTGCGCCTTCAATCATTTCTGTTAATAATTTGCCTGTATCAATCCTGTTAACTAGGATCAATGTGTTGCCTGTTTCTGCTAAACCTGTAATAAGATTACTAAAATACTTCATCCTGTCTTTATTAGTGACAAGATATTTTAATTCTTCTTGGTATGTTTTAAATTCTAGTAAGTCTATAAGTTGTAAAATGTTTACATGTAGATTACTAAGTACACCCATCTCTTGTAATTCGTGTGCCTTAATTCCGCCAACAACTGGGCCAATGCTTGCAAATATTGGCTCGCTTTCGAAGGCATCTTTTGGCACAGTTCCTGTTAAGCCCCAGCGTATTGGAGCATTACATAAGTTTTGTGTAAGCAGATTCTTTAGTACTTCTGCCTTTGCCATATGGACTTCGTCAACAATAACTGTCTTAACACCATCAAGGAACTCAGCAAGTGTATACGCAATATCTGAATCCCAGTTTTTACTTTTCTTATCTAGAATATTCAAACTTTGCCATGTGCAAATAGTATGTGTCTTGTTAAGGTCCTTACGATCACCGTAGTAAACACCCACGTCTAAATTGACGTTAACAAAATCTTCTTCAGTTTGTGTAACTAAATCTTTGTTAGGAACAATTACAATAGTACGACCATATTTCTCGGCACAATGCGCCAATGTTGCTGTCATAATTGTTTTACCAGCACCTGTTGCGACTTCTTGCAATGCTTGAGTGTTGGTAAAAAATCTATTAACTACTTCCGTTTGGTCATCACGTAGGACGATTGGTTGTCCGGCAAATCTATGACCTTCTGGCCATACTTTGCCCATATCTGCCCAGTAGTTGTTTGTAACTTCTTTAAATTCTATCTTGCTTGTAGTGCGTAAGTCATCGAGTTCGTCGATATCAATGTCCATGTCTGCAAGTATACCTAGACATTTTTCTAATTGACTTAGATATCCGTTACCGCCGAGACCAAACATACTTACCTTGCCATCCCAACGACCTAATTTATAAGCAGGACGATAACGTGCAGTTGGATCTTCGTATTTAAATGTATTAGCCAGCTTTTTACGAGCTTCTAATTGTAAGCCTTCAAATTTAATATTAACTTCGTCTTGAATTATTAGTTTAACAGTCATCTTAATCCGATTTTCTTTGAAATTAGAGTTTCTGCATCTGCCCACTCTATAACAAGATCACATCTATTAGAGTATACACTAATTTTACCATGACGTAAACCCATTTTGGTGTCTAGTGCCAATACACTCATAGGACACCATGGAGATTTTAAGAAAAACTTTGGTAGCTTTCCACTCATTACCGCCGCCACTTGTGTACTACTGTCTAAGTTATAATTATACTCTTTATCCGCAATGAACTGATTAAATTGCTTACCAGTGCCATCACTAGGCAATCTAAAATAGATGCCGATGCGGTCAGTAATTCCGTTATTTTCTAATGCGTCTGACAATAATTTTAAATTTTGATAATACTTTTCACTGGCAACATTATCAAACACAACTAACAATGGTAACCTATGTAAGTTAACTAATGACCCGATGACCTCGTTAAGATTATGCTCTTCTTTAGAAATCCATATCTTCGAAGATGCTCGGTTGGCAATGTTTTCAACTAGGTTTTCTCCGTGATTTTTTGCATTTTCAAGGAAATATTGATACCTGATACTGCGGTCATTGATAATGTTTTGATCAATGGAAGTACTAATACCTAGGTCATCTGTAATGGCTTGATGGAAGTTTTTATACTCGACATTGCCAATTAAAAATTGGTCACGGATGGTTTGTTCAGTCCACGATTTTATGGTTTTATAGTGATTTTTAATGGATTCGTCTATATCAAACCCATGTGGCTCCAATGCTTCATATAGTATGACTAAATTCTTTTCAGTCAGGTCAGCTGTATTGAATTTACCATTAGTACTAGCCGAAAAGTTTTCCAAGCTCTTAGAAATGCCAGCTAGTAGCTTACGTAACTCAGAACTAAATGTAAATTCTACTACTAGAATAAGGTCGCTGTCTTGGTTTTTTCCGATAAAAAACTTTTTGACATGATCGATCTTTCTAAAGTTTTTACTCCAAGTCGGCTCGGCCAATGCTTCGTCTATTGACTCGGTAAACTCTGGAATCTTTGCAGAATTTTCCTTTAAAATTTTCATCAATAGCTTTGCTTGATTCTCTGTAAGGAACTGTTGGTTAGTGGCAGATAACGCAAGACTCCGAAGTACTTTAGAATCTCGCGGAGATATTTGTTCTTCAATCGGAGGAGAAGAATAATTTATAATGCTTGTTAACAAATTATCTATTGTTGTCATATATGTAAGTGTACACTAATCTTTTCAAAGAATCAATCATTTAGAAAAAAATAGGCCTCATATTATTTAAGGCCTATTGTGGTCAGTTTGGGCGAATTAGTTAGACAGAAGCATCTTCCATACCAGCAACACGTAATTTTACAATGTTTGTAATTTGCCATTGTTTCTGATCTAATGCCTTGATGATTGATAGCCATTTGTTGCGTAGTAAAGCAAACTCGTTGATAATTTTTTCAAAGTCAACTACATCTGCTTCGCCTTCGACAAACTTTTCGCAATCTCTACTGCTTAGAGCACGTTGATAGTTCTCTAAGTATTTTCGAAAATGACTGCTTTTTAATCTTCGCAATTCAATGTTAAGGTATTCCAATATTGCTTCAATTTCTTGTAACTGGCCGAACCTATGTTCAACTACGCCTGGCATTGAAGCAGACGCTCGTTCAACATTTCCTGTTAATTTACATTCTTTGCGGGCTTCTATAAGCTCTGCTTCAAAGTGTAACACGGCATCAGGTATATTAGAAATATCCTTAGCAATATCGGTATACCAACCCATTAGAACTCCAATTCTTTGTAGTCTTCGTCATCTCCGGAATCGTCATCGTCTTCATTAAGATAATATGCAATAGCTTGATCTAAAATTTCATCAACGCCTGTTGCATTTTGAAAAGTTCGATCGCTAACTCCAAAGTCTGCTAGCAGATCGACATAACGTTCTGCTACAACTTCTAATTGCTTTTTATCAATATACTCGACGAACATTAACCAGACGTCGCCTACTTGTGTTTCATTCAACATTTTCTTCTGTCTCCTCAGGAATGGTTGTTGTTAAAGGTTTGATATGAAATTTACTCATTAACATATCTAATTTATCATCTTTCCATTCTTTTCGGTAGAATTTGAATTCTTCGCCTGTCTCTGGATCGATCCACTTCAAGCGATTGCCTTCTTGTTTTAGCAAGCCTGCTTTTTCGCACAAGTCAACCATACCGCTATAAGGATTCATACCTGTTTCATATGGAATCTTAATTTGTACAGTTTCAAAAGGTTTGGCATAACGTGTCTTCATAATCTTACATGCCGCACGAATACCATTTACTTCTGATG